AGCGTTGCATCCTTTGCGGTCGCCAATACGGCGAATACCACGAGCGTTGCATCCTTTGCGGCAGCCAATACGGCACAGGCTACTGGTGTTGCATCCTTTGCGGTCGCCAACTCGGGCTTCGCCATTGCAAACGCAGCCATCGCGCGCGCAAATACAGGAATAATGGATGCCGTTTCGGGTCTAATTGTTAGCCGCACTGGAAATGATACCTGGGCTCTATCAGCAGGTGATGTACGAGATACGACCAACACTTACACGATTGCTTTGTCGGCCGCCCTCACCGCTAAGACACTCAGCGGCGCCTGGGCTGCCGGTAGCAGCACGGGAGGTCGCACCGGGGCGGCCGAGGCATCGAGCACGGCGTACCATGTATTTGGCATCTATAACCCATCGACGTTTGTGTCTGATGCCCTCGTTGGTAGCAGCTACACCAGCCCGACGCTACCTTCAGGATTTACCCATTATCGATACCTCGGGACGCTCTATAATGATGGTTCGTCGAATTTGGAACCTCAGTCACACTCAGGTGACTACATTCACTTCGACGCCCCGCTTCTCGTCGTCAGCGACAGCACGTTGACGGCCACCCTCTACGAGACGGCCACCCTGCCGGTTCCGCCGCACGCCATCTGCATGTTGCAGTTCTCGCACAGCGACACGGGTGCCAAAGCAGACTGGCGAAGCGGCCTCAAGAAGGGCGGCGCTTCCCTGCCAACCGCAGCCAACGGCTGGACGAATTTGCAGCAAATCCCGAACATCACAAACGGCATCTCCTTCGAACCCGGCGGCAAGGGCCTTGTGCAAGTCTCATCCACCAGCACGATTCAGTACGGAGTGCAGAACGAGACGACGGTTGCCAGCATCGAGATCTACATCATGGGCTACTTCATCCCGACACGCAGGAACCCCGCGCTATGACCATAACTATCTGTAACAAAGACACAGGCCTAGCGATGGGCACCTTCGCTATCATTGGTGTCGATGATAAAGCTGCGCGACTTCTTTCGGAGGGACATATCGTTGTCAAAGTCGACCAACCTTCTCCAGAGCATCGCTGGAATCAGACCAAAAAGACTTGGGTCAAAGATGCCGAACTTGTAGCTAAGAAGCAAGAAACAAAGAAGAAATTTTTACTTGCAATGAGCGACCAAGATATGGCTCGGATCAGCGAGGACGTTATTTTCGTTTTGATTGCCAAGGGAATATTCGCCCTTGATGATCTTCCTCAGGAATCACAAGCAAAGCTCATTGCGCGCGAGAAATTGAGACAAGAGATATAACAAAAGAAAAGCCCCAGCGAATAACTGGGGCTTTTGCTTGTCTAGTACATCGTCTTGATTTCTGACGATGGGTGAATGTTCCACATGAATGATGGAGTCGATCCTGCGAAGCCACCTCCTGATCGGAGGAACTCAGCATGGTGCTCGGCGTCTTCCTCAAAGGTATATCGAGAAATCTCCCTATCGGTTGCCGCCTCCATGACCTTCCAGAACAAGTTCCCCTTGTCCTTTGCGACAGTGTGATAGTAAGACTTACTTGGTTTTGCTGCCATTTCTATACTCCTCTATCATTGATTTGATCCCTGTGCGAAGCGTATATCTCTCTTTGAATCCTATCTCCTTCAGGGTCGTGACATCCATGACCTTGGATGGGAACCCGTCAGGCTTGCTCTTGTCGTAGTAAATCTTGCCGGTGAAACCGACAACATCGGAAATCGTCTGTGCCAGCTCACAGATAGGAACGCGGATGCCATTGCCGATGTTCTGGATCGGGGGCATATTGTATTTCTCAGCAGAAAAAACTATTGCTCGGGCAGCATCGTCCACATGCATGAACTCGCGCACGGGCAGACCAGATCCCCAGATATCGACATATGAAGAATTGAGTGCGACGGCATCACAGAACCTCTTCACCAAAGCAGCGAGAACATGGCCTGATTGATCGAAATTGTCTCCTGGACCATACAGATTGCATGGAATGAACGTGCGATAGTCGAGGTTCAAAGACTTGTTTCGGTCGAGCACCAGCTTCATTCCGACAAGCTTGGCCAGAGCGTATCCTTCATTCGAGGGCTCCAGAGCTCCAGTCAGAAGGTGAGACTCCTTCAAGTCTTCGGCGATATCCCGCGGATACATGCATGACGATCCCATATAGTAGAATCTAGGAATGGAGACATTCCATGCAGCATGGACAGCATTGATCGCCATCTGTGTGTTTTCCAATAGGAAGTCATATTGACGATCCTTGTTCGCCTGAATGCCTCCTACAAGTCCGGCACAGTGAAATACTGCATCTGGTGGATCATGTCTTTCCAAGAAGTCAATTGTCTCCTTAGAATTGATCAAATCTGCTTTTCGGGTATCATGTTCAATGATTTCATGAGAATCATAGGCCTGCAACTGCCGAACGATTGCGGATCCAAGCATACCGCTCGATCCAAGAACCAAGTATCTCATGAAGACTTCCCTTCTTCTACCAGATCGTATTCGACCATCTCGGCGATCAGATCATGGAATGAATATGCAGGTTCCCACTTGAGGTCGACCTCGGCCTTGCGGGCGTCACCTTCCAGGAAATCGACCTCGTTTGGTCTGTAATACTTATCGTCAATCATGACACGGAGCTTGCCGGCGGCGTCATAGCCGCGCTCATGTTCGTGCCGACCAGACCATGTGATTGTGATTCCAGCACAGTGGAATGCATGGGTGATCATTTCGCGCACGGTGTGTGATTCGCCAGTGGCGATTACATAGTTTCCGCCGATCTTCTGCTGCATCATAAGAAACATTGCCTCGACGTAATCCTTGGCATGTCCCCAGTCTCGGCGTGCATCGAGATTGCCGACAGTCACCATCTCCTGCTTGCCAGTTGCGATACGAGCGACAGCCTTAGTGATCTTGCGGGTAACAAAGGTCTCGCCGCGTCGCGGACTCTCATGATTGAACAGAATGCCGCAGGAGATATTCAGATTGTACGCTGACCGATATGTCTGACACATCCAATATGCATAGAGCTTTGCTGCACCATATGGGGACACAGGATGGAACGCCGTGTGCTCATTCTGCGGGCCCGCAGATGATCCATACATTTCTGAGGTGCAGGCCTGGTAGAGCTTCGGATGAAGATCCAGAGGAATCAAGCGCATTGCCTCCAGGATGTTTAGTGTACCGATTCCGTCTGCGCGTGCGGTATAGTCTGGTGTCTCGAATGACACCTTGACGTGAGACTGTGCCGCCAGATTGTAGATATGGTTAGGTCTCACACGGTTCACGATATCGTATACCGAGAGTCCATCGGTCATATCACCATAGTGTAGTTTGAGCTTGTCGAAGATATGGTCGATACGTCCCGTGTTGAATGAAGAACTGCGGCGCATGATCCCATGGACTTCCCATCCCTTATCGAGGAGAAGCTCGGCCAAGTATGAACCGTCCTGTCCTGTGATGCCTGTGATCAAGGCTTTGCGTCCTACTTTCATATCTTGAAATCCTTCAATTTGTCTTTGATCATCCGCTGTGCGAATGCCGAATTGTTCATGACAGGATTACCAGAGTCTTGGATGTCTTCCTGTGCAGACTGTTCAACGTCGAATAGCTTCATCTTCGCTCGGTCGACACCAACGACAAATCGCTTGAACAGCGTCGGATCGTTGTAGCGGTTCTTCAATTGCTTAAACATTAGCTGCCCAAGCTTCTCAAGGTCTTCGGTCGAGATGATCGCCATCATGAAGTCTGCCGTTGCAGGAAGACCGAATGATTCCGACGTATCCGTGAGCTCCACGTCGGTAGACGAGAAGCCGGCGCGGGTCGTCTGCGTAGCCGAGACAATCGGGATGTTGAACTCGACTGCGAGGCCGCGAAGCTCCTCGGCGATTGCCTTGATGTAAGTATACGAGTTGACGTTGGCGCCAGCTTTGATACGTGCAGAGGCGCAGATATTGAGATAGTCAACATAGATGATATCAGGAACAAAGGACTTCTTGAGGCGAAGCTCATTGAGCAGCGCACGGAAATTGATGACCGATGCCGATGCCGTTGGGAACTCTTTGATGATCAGCTTGCCCGTGGTCATTTCCTTGATCTTATTGAGCTTCCGATCATACAGGTCTTTGGGCATCTGAACCAGGTCGTCCAGGTCGATATTCAGAAGGTTCGCGTCGATGCGCTCGGCGATCTTCTCTTGAGCCATCTCGGCCGTGATATACAGAACATTGTATCCGGCGACGAGGTTCGCGGCGGCCATGTGACACATGACCAGCGACTTGCCGACGCCGGTGCCGGCGAGCAGGATATTCAGCGTCTTACGTGGAAGGCCGCCGTTCGTGACCTTGTTCAGATATTCAAGGTCGAACGGAATGCGGAGCTCCTTCTTGTGATAGAAGTCGAAGCGCGCGTCAGAGTCCTGCAGGTAGTCATGTCCGACATTCGGGTCGAATGAGACTGCCAGGGCTTCCGTTAGAAGCTGGGGAATGGCACCCTTGGTGAGTGCGCCTGCTTCATCCTTGTCGTCAAGGATCGAAATGCTCTTGAGCACGGCATTATAGATCGCCTTCTCCTGACAGAATTTCTCTGTGGAGTCAAGCAACCACGTTTGGTCTGACTTGTCTTCGCGATCTACTGCGATTTCGTCAAGGATACCAAGCATAGCCTGGACTTCATCTTCACGCACCTTCTCCATGTCAGAGATTGCGATAGCCAATGACTCCTTGGATGGAGGGGCATTGTACTTGAAGATAAATTCCTGGATCTTCTCAAAGATCGTGCGTTCACGTTGGTCGAGGAAGTAGTTATCTTTTACGAACGGGAGAACTTTTCGTGCGAAGGGTTCGTTCCAAATCAGGTTCTTCAACAAAGTCTTCTCGAATCTCATCAAACAGTTCCTCTGGTTTTACCTGATCAAGACCTTGATTGATCTGATCCTCAAGGATCGAGAATAGAATGTCGCCGAGGTAATTGTTGAATTTATCCTCGGCGAAGTATTCTATTGGAACTCCATTGCGTTCCATAATATCGAAGTCGAAGTTGAGTGGCAGGTTACCGCTCTCATCTTCGGACCCAAATTTCAACACTCCAACACGAATTATAGCACCTTTATAATGCTTATGCAAGAGCTTTATGAAGTTGGTGTGTGGAAGGCCCTCTTCGGCATGGACTATTTCGTAGTCCCTGCCCTCATTCATTCTATTCATCGGCGTCGATTTCAGTGGAATTGATCAGGTTGCCCTGAGAGATACGATACTTGGACCGAATGAAGTCCTTGAAGCTCTTGTCCTGAAGTATAGGCTGCCAGAACTCTGCCGTATCAGTGTCGACCGTCTTCACGGCTAGGGCGTCGTCATATTCACCAGTTTCCTGATCGACGGCAGCATACCATCCATTCTTCACCTTTGTGACGTGCTTCGATTCCAGTGCAAGATCGAGCAGACCGGACCATGCAGAAACACCATCGTCAAACGATACGGTGATGGGGATCAAGGACTTTTCGCGAACATACCGAGACTTCTCGACCTTGATAATGAACTCGTAACCAACGACCTCATCACCATCTTTATCCTGGCGCCGGCCCACGATGAAAATGTTGTCCGAGGAGTAGTACGAACCCGTACCACCGCCGACGACATCCTTTGCATATAGCTCAAGGGTCTTGTAGGTGTGGTTCACCACGATCATCGGAATGTCTTTGAGATTCAGGTGAGGGGTGACCATGCGGAACAGCGACTTGATTTGCTTGGCGCGCGTCATGTCAGCCTTGTCGCTCTGCTTCATGGCGTCATCGACTTCCTTCTTGGAAGCAAGATTACCAATAGAGTCGACCACGATGACGACCTTGTCACCTCGGGTGATCTGATCCAACTGCGCCATGATATCGAATTTGAGTTCCTCGACATTTGTGAGCGGCACATGGAGTACTCGCTTGATATCGATGCCGAGAGCCGAGAAGTATCCGATCGGAGTACCAAACTCTGAGTCATAGAACAGCAGCGTGGCATCCGGATACTTCTCCAGATAGGCCTTGGCACAGATGAGCGAAAAGAGGGTCTTGAAATGCTTGGATGGACCGGCCCACATGGTAACGCCTGGGGTTAAACCTCCATCGAGGTCGCCCGAGAGTGCGACATTTAGTGCTGGTACGGCTAGGGGAATCATGTCCTTGGCGGAGAAGAATACCGACTCGGAGAGCACAGAGGTGTGCTTGATTGTAGTGTTTTTCTTGAGTTTGTCTAGAATTGAGGCCATTGTATGTATCCTGTATTTGGGTGTATTATACTATATGTGCGGTGTATTGTCAAGAGAAGAATGCTTCAAGAGTGCTCGCCTGTTCAGTCTTCCATCCAATGGAGTCCAGAACAATCTTGAGCGGATCGAGGAACGCCTTCTCAAACATCGTATTGTAGTCTATATAGCGTTCCGCATCGAGCTCCTTGGGAAGAACCTGCGCGAATGCCAACACAGGAGACCGGAACGTGTTAGGCTCCTTCATATACATGAACTTGATTTTCTCGCCTTCCTGAATCGGCGCATAGTCTTTGTCAAGCTTGTGCTGCTTGAGCTGGTGATTGAATACCAGCGAGCCCTTGACATGGATAGGCGAACCTTTGCGCCAGATCATTGCCGTGTCCGAATACTCAGAGAGTCCATTGACGCTCCGAGGGAATGCGATTTCTTCTGCGGGCAAGGATGAAAACTCTAGGCGGAATTTCTCGATGAAGGCGACGACCTTATCCTCGTCGCCTTTCATGATCATCTCCATCGCTTCCTTAATCTTGGAGCGGCAAGCGGAAGGCGTCGAGGACTTGATCGCTTCGAGCCCATGGATCTTCATCTTGGGTTTTGCGTATCGCACGCCTTCGTTGTCATGCACGAATAGAATGTAGCGTTTCTTGGCAGTCCAGATCGCCTTGGATGCCAGAGCTTCGCGCTTCATTTGCATCTTCTGCTCGAAACCATTCATGTAGTTTTTCAGTCGATCATATGACTTATCGATGAATGGCTGGATGCGTTCCTCTGTGATTGCATCCATGAAATTGATCTTCTTCTCATCTGGCACGGACTCGGACATATGAGCGTCGATCAGATTCGCGAAGGACAAGTAGATGGAATCTGTGTCTGATGCAATGACGTAATCGTGGTCTTTCGTTCCAGAGATTTTATTCATATACCCATTGAGGTCTTTCTCAATCCACCGAATGGATAGCTGACCCGCAAGGGTTACGGCTTCTGCAATTCGCACATCGAAGAACCGGAACCACTGGTTGCCGATGGTGCCATATGCCGAATTGAGCGACACCTTCATGGCCAACTGCATATTGTTGAAGCGGGCGATGCGCTTTTCAATCTCTTTGCGCGCCTCTGGATCAGTAGCTTTCTCAAGCTCTTTCTTGGCTTCGGTCGCCTTCTTCTTGAAGACCGTACGGTTGTCGTACATGGTCTGCATGATCTCCGCAAGGAACCCCTGCTTGTCAACACGGAAGAATTGCTTGTTCGGGGTGACCGTCACTCCAGCGATCTGCAATGGGAGCGTATCAATTTCCTGATTGAGGAACCCATCGACCGTGATCTTCTGCGTCATAAACTCATGCATCTCAGGCGTATACTGGAACGGCTCCACGAGCATGTCGGGAGACAGGTTGTATTGCATGATCAAATGTGGATACAGCGAGTTCAAGTCGTAGGACGCGATCCACGAATGCATTCCCAGGATCGGGTCCTTGACGTAGGCACCCTCATACTTTTCGTCTTTCGATACATGACGCTTAGGGGGAATGACGATGTTCTGACGGAGCAGATGATTGAACGTGATGGCATCCCACATGCGAACCTGAGAGAACACGTCGTCATAGTTGGTGCGGGCTGAGTATGCCAGAGTCAGCGCCAACTCAAAGAGCTTGAGCTTGTCGTCCATCTTCTCGATAAGGCGACAGTCCTGGATGTTGTAATCGATGAATTTCGGGTAGTTCATTCGATAGAGCTTGTGAAGATTGCCATACTCCTCGTATGACAGCTTCTTCTCGCCAATCTCGACGTGCGCGATATGGTCTAGCTTATAGGACTCTTGCGATGCGCCATTGGGGGAAAACTTGCGGAATAGCTCGATATAATCAAGCATCGCGACACCAGACAATTCATAGGCCATCTGCTCGCGACCCATGAAGGCGACAGTCCGCTCACCTAGCTTGCCCCATGGGGATAGTCGGTTAGCTTCCTTTGCGCCAAGGACTTTCTTGATCCGATTGATGATGTATGGAAAGTCGAAGAATTTGATGTTCCATCCAGAGATGATATCCGGATAGTCGAGAGTCCAGAGGTCGAGGAACTTCTGGATCAATTCGATTTCGTTGCGGCACTTGTTATAGACAACATCGGGAGAGGTTGCCGTATAGTCGCCGCAGCCAAAGACTTGATAGATGCCCTTGGTCTTGAACGTGATCGCCGTGATTTCTTCATTGGCGAGCGAAGGCTCGGGGAACCCATTCTCGGAACCGACCTCGATATCGATGATGCCGATATTCAGCGCCGAGATATCCCAGTCGATATCTTCCTTGAACGTATCGGCAATGAAGCCGTACTCGAAGGACTGATTGCCATAGATCGTGAAACCAGAGACATCCTTGTAGGTTCGGATGAAGTCTCTGGTTTCGCGGATCGACCCTGGCTGAATTGCCTCGACGGTTTCGCCGTGCAACGTTTTGAACGGGGAGGGGTTCTTTGAGGAGAGGTAGAGAGTCGGACGGTATTCGATCTTCTGCCGAATCTTCTTACCGTTGCGGATTGCTCTCAGACAGATATTGTCGCCAATGACCTGTACGTTTGTGTAGTAGGCTGCATTTTTCATTCAGACAGTATATCACATTATCTAGGAACAATCAAGCCGCTTTTTTGGATCGGGAGGGCCAGAGGAGAGAAGATTGAGGCGTACTGTGAGGCCATATCCTTCGCGGCATCCATGATGAATACCACTTTGTCGGCTGCGATGTTTGCGCCCTTGGCCCAATCGACATAGGGAGCAAATGGGGCGAGGCCGATGGAGATTCCTTCGGTGCCAGGCTTGGGCGGCACCATCATGATGCGAAGGGGATTCATCACGGTATAGGAACCATTGTTCATGGTCACATCGGCGACCAATTCTTCGCCGGTGACCAGCTTGAGAACGCGAATATTCATGACGCAACCTCCACGAGATAGTCATAGACCCCGATTGGGATCCAAATCTTTGGGATAAGCATTTCCTTATCCTCGTAGTCTTCCAGGTCGACCGACGGGTCGATCATGTACCGAAAGAGTACCCACTTGCCGTCGTACTTGCGCTGCTGAAATTCAAAGGTACCAGACATATTAGCTCCAGATAGTGTTACGGATTTTAATGAGGCGCGTCACATTTCGTGTGTCCTCATCATAGTTTCGATTTTCGATGACTTCGATCTTGTCAAGGATCGCGGCGCGATCATCAGGCATCTCGGGCTCAGGCTCTTCGCCGGAGTCGAGAGATCCAGAGAAAGACCCATGCTTCGCGACATAATCATCATAGCCGGACTCGACATAGGGGTCAGGTCGCGCAGGACGGATCTTCGTCCACCAGACATACAGTCCGGCAATGGCATCAGCGTTGAAGGCCTGATCCGTTCGCATTCCGACCCTTTCTGGATCTGAAGTCTCATTCTCGCCGATTACCAGGGATTGTTCCCATTCGAGATATGCGAGGCCGGCCGCGGGTGAGCGGAAACGGCGCCACTTGGAGAAGCTGTACTTCTTCGCCGCTTCCTCGTCATAGAAGCACATCGAGAAGGCGCGCTCGACTTCGACGTATTCTACGAGCATATTGAAGATGCCGTGGAGCATACGCTCGTCGGTGCCCCAGAACTTCGTGGGGTCCAGACCCGTTTCAATACGGTCGAACCGCTTGCGGCGATAGTAGAAGAAATCGCCGGCCTTCTTGTATGGTGTTCGGATGAAGTACCAGGTATCCCAGAACCAGTCATTCAGAGTTTCAGTCAGGAAGTAACCAATAGGATACGCGGCCTTGGTCTCCTTCTCCCACTTCTTCCAGGCGCCCCATTCGAGGGCGTTGGGCTTGGTAATACCGAATGCCTTGCCTAGGCGATCACGGAGTGATATCATATACAACACCTTTTCTTGTTGGTTCAAAGCGGACCCTTGCTTCGGTCTGCCATTGCATTTCGTCTGTCTCGAAATTATATCCTGAGCCAGGAGAAGTCGCCGCCATCGAAATAATGACTTCCATCTTTTCGCTGAGGGTGTCATATCGTTTCAGGACATCCTCGATTTCTTCTCGGGTCATCGCAGGATCCAGAAGATGGTCGAGTCCGAGAGCGTAAGGCTCTTTTAGAGTGTATCCGCGATCCAGATACTTTCGGATGCGCCGCGTGCCGATCTTTTTGGGCCCAGGGTGCTCAGGAACAACGACCAGTTTGCGCTCCATGATGCAATTGTAGATTTCCTTTGACAGAGTAAACTTGTCTTCGAGAGCGTTGTAATATGCTTGGCAATGCCGGAAGTCATAGGACTTCACGATATCTTCTGGATCGCCTGACTGCATCGTAATGATCTGGAATTTGAGGGAGCCCAGGTATTTCGGCGCCGCAAGGCTGATTGCGTTGTCGGTTACATATGCATACGCCGAGTTGGAAGCTTCCAACGCCTCCAACTGCCGCGCCTGCGCCTTTACGGCACCGTCGGCATCTGATTCGGACTCCCGTTCGCCTTTGCCATAGTCGTCAGGAATGACGCTCTCGACCGAAACCATTTCAAGAGAGGGGTGATCGGTGATGTATTTGGTGAAGATGAATCGATACAACCTAAGGACCTCTGCACACTTGGGTCCATAGAAATACATATCGATATCATTGGGAATTTCGTCGAGCAGCATGGACGCCGGAGCGCCGCCAGCAATATTGAACGACCAAAGATCATTCAAATTGAACGACCAAAGATCATTCAAGACCAGGCCCGACTTCTCGAAAATGGAGTGTTGTAGATTGGAGTCCTTTTCGAGGATAGACGAAACGAGCATCCGGAATCGCAGCGAGATATCACCGAGGCTTCTTTTGGCGGCGAGAATTGTTGCCTTGTCCGATTCGGCCCATGCTGCGATTTTCGCTTCTTTCATCTGTGCCATATGCAGAGCATCGAGGTTGATGGTGAGGGACTCCTTGTAGTCGCCCTTGTATCGGGCAGCTTTCCGATCCATTGCGTCGAAGGTATCGAATGCCGGATTGCGTTCCATATCGTCTATATTTCTCCAGACTTGATCCTTGGCATCGTCATGATTGACGACCCTGCCTTGATAATCGTATGCCATAGGACGATTTGTCGAGAATGCCATTGTTCTAGATTATATCACGTATTGAGGAGCTTGTCAACCAATATCGCATAATCGGTGCATACGGCATAACAAGGCTTTTCCTTGATCTTCCATTTGGCAAACATCTCAGATAGATTGCCAAGAAGTTCTGGCATGACAAATACAGACATGGGAGATAATTGATTACCAGGATACGTCCAAATATTCCCATGGGACGTCAATGTATAGGCGTCATTCTGATGGTAGAAGAAATTCGGCTGTTCCAGGAACGGCAAGGAGGTGAGCGCGTACAACGCATCCATGTTCTTGCAATGAATCCATAGGTTAGGATGCTTTAAGAACTCGATATTTACCTCGGGGAAAGGAGGCTCGTGATGCCCGAGATAATATCTCCCATTGAATGACCAGAGGTCAATTTCAACATCGAAGCCAAGGTCTAGTGCCTTGATGATCTGAGGAGGTTGATTCTCTAGTTGACGATCAGGCCCATTCACAAGACCTCGGTGAGCGATAATGATCATAGTGCGTCGATTGCCTGTCTGATCTTGCGGGCACCAGCAATCGTGCCGGCCGGGTCTGAGTGGATAGCTCCACCGACATTAGCCATCCAATCGTTGCCGAACTTCTCGGCGATTGGTGCAATCAGGTCAGCATTCATACCGCAGGATAGCGCAGGCATGACGCCATGGCGATGCAGCGTTTCAAACGTCGCGCGCAGGTCTTCTTCTGTGTCGGAGAGATATCCACCGTACATTCCAGCGTGGATGAAATCGACGCCGCAGAGACCAGCAAGCTCACACAGAACATTCCAGTCGATGCGATATGCATTACGAACGGACGTCAAAATCTTGTCGCCAGACTTCTGATAGTGGATAAAGAGGTCCAGGTTTTCGTCTCGGAGTGCCTTATACATGCCCAGACCCGACCAGAAATTCAGGTGAACGCCAGGTCCGCCGTCGCGATGGACATCGTGGGCGCGGATAATGGGTTCGGCACCATCCGAATTGATGCAGAAGGTATAGATGACTCGCGGAGCGTACTTTTCGAGCCAACCAGAAATCAATGGGACTCTTTCGGCAAACGGGCAGATCGCGGGGTTGCCGAGAATCTCGTCTTCCTTGATGAAGTCAACGCCGCCGTCGACCAGAGCCTTGGTCATATCCAAAAGCTGCACCGAAGTGATGCCAGTCTTCGGCTTGATGATGCCGCCGAACAGAGGACGATTGTAGGCGCCAGTGCGCTGCCTGATTCCCTCGATGCCGTATCGAGGACCGAGGAAATTGGTCTTACCCTTGTCAATGTCGATCTCCAGCAGATGACACTGGACGATATTGTCGATATCCATCTGGCCGCCCATGAGCATACACATTAGCTGCGATACGCCGTCGGTGTCCCAATCGATATTGGCATAGGGGAAACCAATCCAGACGACACCATCTTTCTGGTGCTGATTCTTCTCGAACCCCGGAGACCCACTGTAAATCTTGGCGCAATGGTCCTCGATCATTTCCTTGGTTTCCCAGGTCGAACGCGCGTTCGGGTTGCCGATGGACTGACCAATGGCCAGCTCCATCGCGCCATCGAGCAGCGTGGTCTTGCATTCGAGGTAGTACAGCGCCCAGAAATACTTCTCTGAGTCAATTTCGTCCAGGATGATATCCATATTAGATGCCCTTGTAGTTGAGGTATTTGATCAATTCTTCTGGCGTGCCGATCGGATGATGGCGCCGAATGTGATAGGTTTCAAACTGCGCGCCGTCATTCAGGTTCTGGTTGATTGACGGGGCAATGTAGAACTCATTGTTGGTTCGCACATTGTTCTTGATCATCTTGCCAGCGGCGTGAACAAAGTCTGTGCCACGACGCCAGCAATAGACGCCGACGGTTGCGATGTTGGAAATGACCTGCTTCTCGGCGACCTCGACGATGTACTTGCCATCTTCATCCAGACGGACATACGAATGCTTTGGTGAGCGCGAATTGAACGTGAAGACGGCGCCTTCGACCTCGGCAGTGTAGAACCAATCGTAGAACTCCTGCCGATTGTATTCCATGATCTGGTCGCAGTTGGCGATCATGAGAGGATTGAAATCGTCAATGTATTGCTCGGCTAGCAGAGCCGTGCAGGCAGCGCCTTGCGTCAAGCCATTCGTGAATACCAGTCGGAGAGAGTTGACGTTGCGCCATGCGTTTTCAAGCTGGACGCCATACTGGTCATAGTGTTCTTCCTGCAGGATGAAAATGTAGTCATTCTCAAGTCCCAGGTTTTCGACTACGCGCTCAATCATCGCCTTGCCATTTACGTCGATCAGAGGCTTAGGCTTGTCATAGCCGCATTCCTGAAAGCGTTTGCCAGCGCCGGCCATTGGTAGAAGGATTCTCATCTTGTCGATACTTTCGTTGTGAGTGTTGGATCTTGGGGCGCTATGCCACCGTCGATGACCTGATCCTTACAGTAGTCTCGCACCATCGAATGCCTCATAGCATCAGGTGCAACAGGGAAGAAGGGATGGTTCATGTCGTGGTATTCGACTTTACCCTGCATGATTTGAGCATTCATCTGCGTGGAAATCATATGTTCGCCGACCATGGGAATCTTGTACTGGGAATAGAACCTATCCAATTCAAGGAACGTGTCGCTATACTGATCCATGACCCGCTGACCGCCGAAGGCGAACTGATCAGTGATCATGTTTCGGTCCTGCAATTCAGTCGGCACATGCAGATATTCGGGACTGAGGACAGCAAGGTCAAACTTGCGATTGACTGCGTAGTCAAATCTCAACCGAAACACCCAATCATAATTGCCGGTATACGCTTCATGGACTCGCCGGAGCGACGATGCCTGAAAAATAGATCGGAACAGTGAAAAGATGTTATAGGCGGGGTATCTCTCTGAAACTCCGTTCACATAGGTGCGCGGCAGCTTGAGCCTCTTGTCGGGCTCGGTCATGATCGAGACAGGTTTGTATGCATCCACGGCATCCAGCGTGACGCCGCGGGTTGTCTCGGTGAACCACGAATGGATGAACACATCTGGCTTATACACGTCCAGAATGTTTGCCTTGATGAAGGGGTATGCGTAGTTGTAGTTCTTGGTGAGACCAGATATCTCGACGGCAACGCGCATGATGATCCTTATTCAGTGAACGTGTATAATACAACAATCCGTGGGGATTGTCAAGCGAAATTACTTCTGCCAGCGAGAATTGTAGAAGATGAAATCCTGCTGAATCAATTCACCATTCATGACGTGATCTTCGACGTGCGCCGACAACCGGAATCCTTTGGCGTACATATACCGCATCATGGTATTCATGAGAGGCGCACCCTGGTTGTATTCAATCAGAGATAGCTCCAACTGGATGAAACGTGCGGCATGCATGACCCGCTGACCACCATTGAAGATGTCCATTTCAGATCCCTGGGTGTCGATCTTGATAAAGTCATAGGGGCCTTCGACCAATGCATCCAGAGTCTTCGTCTTTACCACTTCGGTATCGACATCCTGGTAATGCTCAGTCTGCTCGCGATAGTAGGACGTTCCCGTGCAAATCGGGTTCTTCTTATTCTTGTATAGCGTGACGTCCTTTGCCGAGTCGGAGAGCATCACATTGTAGAACGGAAGTGCGGTAGCCTCAAGATATGGAAGGCAGTCGCGATTGCCTTCGATCATGAGGATGTCAGCCAGAGGTCGGATCTTTTTGAAGTAGCGTGAATATTCCCCAACGTTGGCACCTATGTCCAGAAGCGACCCAACCTGAGCCTGCGTCCAGTATTGTTTCAATAGCTCGGTGTTCATGTTATTCCTTGAATTTGTAGACGTTGCGGGAGAACCAGTCAACGAATCGCTGAAGGTCGAATGCCGAGCCGTTCAGGGTGTGTATCATGGGCTGGAGGTACATTTTCTCATATGCCACGGGATCATTATCAAGCTCAATGACCTTCTCGATCATTGCTGGGAAGTCACAATCATCCGAGAAATGAATGAAGGCCGCGGGGTTGAAGTCCAGGGCGACAGTCGGCGATCCCCAATAGATCGGGATCGTCTTCATGTAGAGCGCATGGAAAAGCTTCTCTGTGCAGTATCCCGGATAGCTGGAGTTTTCAAAGCACAGGTTGAACTTGTACGGCTTCAGGAACTCAGCCTTGTTCTTGGCTGCTTCCATTCCGCGAGGAAGAACTTCCCCGATGTTATTGAACAGCGGTCCTGCGGCATCTACCTTCTTGTACTGCGACAGGACCTCGAAGAACTTATTGCGCTGGGGACATGCATCATTGCCAGAAATGAAGGCAGCAAACTTCGTCTTGCTTTTGGCTTCCTCTGCTAGGCGATAGGTCAACTCGATACGCGGCATTCCGTGATAGTGAACCATCATCCAATAATCGATCACATACAGAGGCAACCTGAAATGATTCGATTGTGATAGGTGATCAAACGAAATGGCGAAGTCCGTCTGGCGACCATAGGGGCGCTTGTTCTCCCCTGTGTAGAAGATGCGAACCGTATTCGGATCCTGGAACATCAGGTTATTCTGTCCGAAGGTTTCGTCGCAGAAGAACAGGTAATCTGGCTTCACGTCATCGCGGACGACATTATACCGTCGCGAAAGTGTATGAATGAAGAAGTCATCCAGACCGGCGAAATAGTCAGTGAACCCGATCTTGATGGTCGGCCTAAGCGTATCGTTGTTCAATTTGTTCTCTCAATCCTGGTACACGATCATACTGATGGACGATGCAATACTTGCGGCCGTTGGAATTGTAGACACCATCTTCCTTGACGATGGGCTCCTCATCGAGGAGCTTTGAACGAAATTCTGCGATCTTCGTCGGATCCATGGTCGTACCCAACTGGGCCGCCCAGGCATACTGCGACTGCGGGAAGAAGGTCTTCTCGGAAAACTGCTTCTGCGCCAACAGGAAATTGTAGACCGACTGATCCGTAATAGGGATAGGACGGTTCAAGGACATCTGGAAGATCATCATGCTCAGGTCTTTGATGGTGTCCCACTTGCCCGCGAGGACACCGACGTTGTAGACTTCTCGGTTCTTGAGAACCTCATGGAAGTATCCGCCGAACGTGTCGTACAGATTATGGTTGTTCCAGTGTTCGTCAATGAACCGGATCGACTCCGAAGAAGCGACCATGTCGCAGCGTGCACGCTGCGAACCAAGATTTTCTTCCAGCCACTCGGATGGATTGGTTTGAAACACCACGTCACGAACGTCAGTAGTGATGACGTATCGTGGCTTCTCGACAACGTTCTGGAGCGTGTGCCAGATATGGAAGAACCGCTCGACGTGCACCATGAACGGCGACGGATCAGTGAAGAACCGTGTCTCGTCCTGCTTGAAGCCGATGACCATGAAATTACGATCAAGGAGCGCCTTCACAGTATCCTTGTCAGAATTGAAAACGATCATGACCTTGGACCCCGTGAAGCCCGAGGCATCAATCGAGTTAGCCCAGAATTTGATGCGATCCCAATTGTAGTCGGTATAGCATCCGATGATCATGTCATTCTTAGAGGTGAGCATGTTTACTCCTTGATGGACGCGACGATAACGTCCTTCTCGACGTGTCCGTCCAACAGGTTCAACTTGTACTCTGGATTGATCGCCATGAGCATATGGGTGATCTGTTCCTCAGAGATAAAGCCCCATTCCTGGGATCCGAGCAGACGCCGGTCATCCACGAAAATCGTGTGCGTATGCACAGGGCGCCGCTTGATATTCTTCTCGATGCCCATGTGGCTCATGGTCACGACCTCTTTACCGAAGATCGCGCGGAGCTCAAGCTCCAATGGGCAGGGGCCGTATGCGCCACCGACCAGAGGTCCCGAGGCATGGGCGTCAAGCCAGAAGGTCGCCTCTTCGGTGAGCCCTTCGACAATCTCAGGAATGATATCGACCGAATCGCCGAGCCAGACTTTCACTTCGGGTCGATCCTTGAACCGAATGACGTTCTCGGCGAATAGGTCGACGTTTAATTCAATCGTGTGAATACGCTTGAAGCCATGTGCCAGTGCTATATTGACCGTATCACCGTGATAGGTTCCGGTCTCGATAAACGTTTCGCCGACGGCGTATTTCGCGAGATATTCAGGTCGCAGATGCGAGGGGTTTTCAATCATTTTCTTGTCCATGGATACTGACCTTCGAAGGCCATGAGATTGTGTCGATTTCCCTGTTCAAAGAACAGGGGCGATGCAGAGCCTGCGTTACCGTCAAGGCGATAATTCAACGAATACTTTCTGTTCGTCGCGTATTGACCAGGCAATAGGCCCTGGCGCATATACGAAAGGAATTGACGATCCCCGCCATATCCCGTGTGCCACAGATGCGACACCTTGATCAGGAAATCGCGGCGGAATGCATAGGCGCTTGTGTCGATATGATAGTGGTTCGAACCATACACGGGCCAATGTCCCAGAGATTCGCAGTTATCATTGAATAGGAAGGTGCCGTCTTCGGCGACAATCTTGCGAAGGGAATAGGCGAACTGGGGGATGGGATTTTTGTTCTCCTCCTGTAGCTCCTCAATCATCGATTCCACATGGTCTTCATCATACCAGTTATCCTGGTCGAGGAATAACACATAGTCTTCATTGACTAGCTGAGACACGCCCGCATAGACGCGATGGCCATAGAAGCCATTGCCGCCGGTGTTGTCTTTGAGTAGGAGAAGATCGTCCTCGATGGATCGACCCATTGGCGCGTTCACGTTTAGAGCGAACTCGGCAAAGAATTTCATACCATCGAGGACGATAAGAGGACGAACGTTCTTATATGATTGCGCGTAGACAGACTTGATAGCCTGCACAGTACGTGGGTTACCAGTCGTTGGAATGATGACTACCGCGCTTTTCATAACGAAACTTTCGATTAGGCCTGACGGGTTAGGTAGGTGATGCGTACCGATTCAGGGTTGAAGTATTTCTTGACCATCTGCACGGCCTTCTTGTGCGAGAAATTCTTGCACGAGAAAATGTCGATATAAGCCTCACCAGAGCAATCGACAAAGTGGCCGGTAATCGAGGACGTTTCGATTAGCTGGACGAGCGAGTATCCAGCAGCCTCGATATCGTGCTCGGCAAAGTGGGCGACCGTAGGTTCGCCATAGGCTTTCATGTCAATGGCAGGAACGAGTTCCTTGATGAATGCCACAATGTTTTTCTTCGACATGACAGACTGCATATCGCAGCCCGCGCAATCGAGAATAAGATGATGACCCCAATACTTCTTCATTGCCATAATCCCTATGAGCGAGTGTAATCATGTATTATATATGGCTTATCGGCGGATGTCAAGCGAAATGTCGATCACCGCGACACGTCGTCAAAACACGTCGAAAAATTAGGAAACTATCGACACATGGTCTTCCGCGTTATGCTCAAACTTTTGGAAGATGTTCACCTGAGGGACCTTGCCGGCATATAGGCCACCATATTCCACGCGGTTCAATCACTTCTCGAAGCCGACGGCGTAGTTCGCAGTCAATTCTACGCTCCTGTTGAACCAAAGCCGCCGACTCGATTGCCCTTCTGAGAAGGTGCAATATTCGTGTCGATCAGAAGGGGACGAACCATCGGAACCAGCTCGGCCTGTGCAAGGCGTGTTAGATGGGGAATGCGGACTGTCATTCCAACGTCGACCACGGCGGTGAACAGAAGGAAAGACTCCTGCGTATAGTCCGCATCGATCACACCTTCTGAGTTGGGCTGAATGAGCCCATACTTGAGACCGGTAGACGAACGGGGATGAACGCGGAGAGAGAATCCTTCTGGGACGTCGAAGATCAGCCCTGTCGGCAGCATGTAGATATACCCAGGAAGTAGGACGAGATCCTTGCCATCGTTCAAATAAAATTCATGCTTGACTCCATGACGCCATGCTGTCACATATTCCTTCCCGGCAGCACAGTACGCCAGATCAAAGCAAGCTGCCTGATCAGTGCCATACGCAGGTGACGGAACATCTGGGTGAGTTTTGAAGAACTTGAGGGTGGGTGCTTTGGTAGTGCCGCATTCACAATTTTTACAAGCCATAACGAATCTCCATTGTTTATTCAGGCTTCTTCTTGCCGATGGCGTACTTGGATACAAGCTGCCAATTTGCTTTGTCCTTGAATGCCAAAATCTTGATCTGGCTCAGGGGCGTTGTAGGTTCACGAGTTTTGTTCTTGTTCACAATCTTGAACAGATTCCATTCATCCAGGAGATTGGCGATTGTATTGCGACGTGCAATGTCGTTTTCTCCGAAGTTTGTAGGTCTGCCGTCTAGAGCAAAAAGCTCCTTGAAGTGTACGAGATAGTATCGACCCTGCTTATGCAGGATATGGCATGATTGGTAGACCGTCTGATCTTTCTTGGATGCCACACCAATTCTGGTTAGTGTTTCCTTAACCTTTAGGAAGTCGTCAGGCTGACTTAGCAGCACCTCGACCATGTCCTCTACGGTCCACATTTTTACTCACTCCACCTTTGTCCGTTCTTATTCTTATTTCATCAAGCTGATCAGCGGTGAGGATCCAGAGGGCATCGCGGGCTTTCGCTTTAGACAACCCATAATACTCCTGAACCAACTCAATATCGGCAAGTGTTTCCTTTTTGACCCAAGGAACAAACTTCCGCTTATACGCTCGAATACTATTTAGCGCATAGGCATATTGCATAGCCGCAGGGAGCCAGTGGAGTCGGTTTAGCTCTGCGACGTGCAAGATGCAGTCAACGTGATACGATAGGCCGCGGTTGACCAAGAAGGCATTGTAGTCTTTTTCGTCATCCAGGACGTGCTTCTTGGTGACCAGGATCGACGGGAGGATATCCTTGAATATTTCAGCCATCAGTATTCCGTTACGGTATATTGGGACAGGAGATCCTGTGTTTCAATAGGAAGTTTATGAATGAGTCGGACTGCTGGTTGATTTATAGCGACAGCATACATTTCTTTGTTTTTCCAAGGACCCCTCTTTGGGAAAAATGAGGTATAAACAAACGCCTTTGAATCGACTTCAAATACACAGCCATCATATGCATAACTGACGCCCTTTACAGGGGCAGCAATAAAGAACAGTCTGTCCACCTTTGAACATTTTTCAAGTTGGTTTGGCTTGAAGGTAAAGGCGTTTTTATACCTGTATGGGCCTTGTGTTTTTACCTCGGCCTTGAGGCCATCTATCAAAAGATCCTTCTTTCTATCATATGGATCCAAAGCTGGTTCTACTGTATTACCAAGCCTAGAGAAATGTCCAATAATGAAATTCTGACCGATGTTCCCCAAATGGGCATTCTTTTCCGTTCGGCTCAACTCGCTTCGGTATTTCATTTGAAGTCGCATTCCATCATGAGGACCGTGAGCATCGCGGTCGTATTGATGTCGGGATCGGGGACTGCCGTGCCCCTGAACTGCCATTCACCAAGAACCACGACGGCCTGTGGGATCGACTCAGGCTTCAGGATTTCATATAGCCCATCGAAGATCGCTCGATAGAGCTTTGCATGATCCATATCGCCGTTGAGGGCGACCCACTTTCGCATCGCTCCAAAGTCCTTGTTTTTCAAATAGCTAACAAGTTCCTTGATCGTTACGTCCGAAAGCTGGGCCAGGATCCCAATGTCAATGGAACCCTGAGCAGAGTACCGCTGGAGCTCATTGAGTGTGCGGCGATAGTCGGGGAAATGCTTACCGATGACTTCGGCGAGAACCTTCTTATCAAAGGTCACGCCTTCTTCATTCAGGATCATGGAGAGCCGCTTCATGAGCTGGCCTGCCATGACAGGCTTCTCATCATTCTTGAGCTTGAACTCGATTACGGCGCAGCGCGAATGGATCGCTTCGATAATGCGAGCCTTGTGGTTGCAGGTGAAGATGAAGGAGCAATTGATGGCAAACTCCTCGAGGGCGCCGCGGAGACCAGACTGGAGGTCTGGCGTCATGTTGTCGGCCTCGTCAATGATAATGACTTTGCGGCCGCCCGTGAAGGACACAGAGGAGGCGTATTGGGTGATCTTGGTTCGCAGCGTGTCGATACCACGCTCCTGTGAACCATTGAGCAACATGAAGTCGCAGCCAATCATGTCACAGATGGCCGAGGCAGCCGTGGTCTTGCCGACACCTGGGGTGCCAGTGAAGATCAGATTAGGCACATTCTTCTGTGCCACAAATTCGGTGAGGGTCTTCTTGAGGTGATCAGGAAGGATACAGTCCTCTATCGTGTGAGGGCGGTACTTCTCTGTCCAGAGGAATTGATCCATAATATAGAGCCTTTCAAGTTATTCATCGTGCCAGTAGAGTTGGAACACTACGGCCATAGCAAAGCGGGTGAGCCACCGAGGTTTGTGACCCAGATGGATCGACATATTGGAATATCCGACCTTATAGTGACCGACAGAGGATGCCGGGGGAGGGGATATTTCAAACTCGGGGAATATGATCGGAGCGGGGAGATTGGACATAATGATCATAGTAGGAGAGGTGTTGGCCTCTCCTACATAGTGCCCTCCCTTTTTATCGGTCATTCACCTGAACGACCAGCGATATCCTCATAAAGGCTCTGGAAGTCCTGATTTTCTGCGACCTCGAGGTCGAAGTCACGATTGAAATGCGTCTTGGCGAGGCGGCGAATGAGTTTCTTGCTCAATAGCGTGTCTTCGGAGACCTTGGCGACGATGGTCTTGATGAGGTCTGCTTCGGCAGACTTGCGCGTCATGGAGTCATTGATTTCGTCCAATGAAGCCTTGAGCTTTTTCTTCTGGTCTACCGTCAGTTGCGGCGCACCAGAGTTTGATCCAATACCTGCGGTCATATGTTTTCCTTACGTTGCTCGTGTCGTGTCTCGGTACTTGCTGGTCTCACCACCGCGCTCGACCTTTACCTGGTGAATGCGGTGAGGTGGGTACCAGACAAGGTCTTCCGAATCGAATGGGGTGTGTCGATATCCGCCAGCGATGATAGCCGCGGCATGTTCACGCCCCTTCATGGGATCGTCTACATGATACTCGAAAACGAGTCCGTTGTCAAGATATACTTCGACGCGAGACCTATTGGCACGATAGTTATAGATCATGGTTTCTACAGTTTGTGTTTGGCCGGGTGCCGACGGAGATTCCAAGGGCTCAGCCACCATTCTTCTTCTCCGTGGCGATCCAATAGGTCAGCGTGTCATCTGCGTTTGTGAGCTTCACGACACCCTTGTGAGATACGACAACCTTATAGGTGTTGCCCATAATCTTCATGTTTTCGGTGCGAAGGGTAGCCTTGAAGTCTTCGACACCAGGGGCTTCACCGACGGCGAAGCGCAGAACGTTCGCGGCGTCATTCTGGAGGTCGACTGCCGAAACGAAAAGCTTGTTCTCGGATACTTCAATGACAAGCTGGGGAGCCTGAAGGACACCAGCGGCTCGCTGGATGTGGTTGAGGTCATCCGCCGAAAGCTCGAATACCAGGTCTTCCGCTGGGAGAACAATGTCCCTCTCGGGTGGCGTGATGATCAGGTTCTTTTCGGTATAGCGATAGTGAATGTGCGAGCGTCCACCGAAGCCAGAGATTGCCATCTCCTTTTCGTGAAACTCAACCTCGGCGCCTTCCTTATACATCGAAATGACGCCAAGGAAATTGGTGAGGTCGTAGATGGCAAATTCGACGGGGAACTTCTCGGCGACCTTTGCCTTGGCGACGATGTTCTTCTGTGGGGAGATTGTGTGGAGGACATCACCTTTCTTGACGGCGATGCCAGTATTGATGGTGGCGAAGTTCTTTAGGACTTCGATTGTCTCATTAGAGATTTTCATGGTATAGACCTTTCACGTCAATTCAAATTTTGTATAGTATACGCTAAAGCTTTGTCTTTGTCAAGAGAGAAACGAGGCCGGCCACTCTATATTTTAGGTCTGCCAGAGTGGTATCGTTGTCGATCAGAAAGTCGATATCCTGGCCGATCCATGCCCACTCGGAGTAATGAACCGGGGGCTGGGGCATTTCTTTCTTCGCTTCTGGTGAAGCATTGTTGTAGTCGAGTGCCTGCTCGAACCAATCGGGATTGGGCCCGCGCTGCACTAGGACGATGTGCCCTCCGAGAGAACGCAAATACCGAATTTCGTTCGGAAAGCGAACGTCTGTGATTACCACATTCTGCTGCGCTTCTGTGATGCGCTTACCACAGGACGCAACCCATAGGTCTTCACCAAAGACATTGCGTCCGGCTTCTGTCCCAAGGTATTGCATCATCAGGCGCGGGGTGACCTCGTATCCGAGAGTCTTGGTCCAGAACAGATCCACCTTCTCTCGGAATAAACGAGATTCTTCCGTGTCACCTTCGAGTAGGGCCCTGTCCCATCCGAACATATTGGCACAAGCGTCTTTTAGGGATCGTGCAAAATTATCACGAGCGAAGCCATGCTTTTCAACAAGGATATCGCCGACGGTGTTTTTGCCTGATCCAATGAACCCGATAACACCAATGATCTGCATTAGATTTTTCCGGTTAGTGCTGCGATGCGAGGAAGATCGCCCGTGAAGGCGTATGTTCCAATGTGCTGCGTCTTCATCCAAGGGCACAGCCAAATCTTGATATCGATCTTGCGGCACATCTGACAGAAGAAATAGTCTTCTGAGAGATAGCGTTCCGACTCACCAGGAGCATTTGGACCGCGGTCAATGATCGTGTCGAAATACGCATGGATATAGCGCGTACCATCGAACATTGGATTGCCGTTGTGGTCGGGCTTGTATCGATAATCTGGGTAGGCATCTTCAAATTTCTTGAAGACTTCCCGCTTGATCATCATCATGCCAGTGCCGATTTCCATGACCTCAAGAGGGTCAAGGACCGAGAACTGTTGCGTGCCGGCGACGGGGTTGAATACAAACTCACCGATCAGACCTTCAAGATCACCCGCAGACATTCCTGGGTTGCGCTTGACGGCATCGAAGATGTTGTTCCAATTGATGGACTTCTTTGGGTATGGTGCGCCGATGATATCCTTGTCGAGCGCCAGAAGCGTGAGGATATCCTGCGGGTTGAAATGGATGTCCGAGTCAATGAACAGAAGGTGTGTGAACCCTTCGGCGCGCAGAAATTCATCCACGAGATAGTTGCGCGCTCGGGTGATCAGAGATTCGTTGAATAGGAAGGAAAATCGAGTTTCGATACCGTATTGCGCGAGAAGCGCCTGGGCATCTAGTGCGGACTTACAGTAGAGTCCGTGGTTCATGCCGCCGTACATTGGTGTGGCGACGAAAATCTTGTTCTTACGTAGTTCTTCAATAGACGTTTCAATTTGCATCGCAAAGTCACTCCAGCTAAAATTGTGTAATCATGCTCTTGTTATATATAGCAGGAATCATGAGCCGCAGAAATAAAGAGGGAACGGAGTTTCCCCCATTCCCTCTAGACGCTATGCGCTGCGGTTAGGCAGACTTGCGGGCCTTGTTGCTGCGCTTGGCAGTGCCCATGCGATACACGGCAACCTTGGAGCCGTCGAAGCGGCGCTTGGTGTTCGTGTAGATCGGCCAGCCGGCCTGGCGGAGCTCGGCGATGCGTGCCGAAACATTCTTCACGCCAAAACGCTGGCGAGCCTGGGCTACGCTGAAGGTGTCATAAACACCGTTGCCGGCGAAGCCGAGGAATGTGTCGAGCATACGCTCTTTTGCGGGGGTTCGTTCCATAGTATCATTCTCCAATTAGTTTAGTGTCAAAACACGGTCTTTATCCGTATTGTGCAAGTATTATACTCGCATTAAGGGCCTTTGTCAAGTCCTTTTTTTCCTTTTTTCAGAAGGAAACTTTCGTGTTGGCGCTGTCAGGGGCAGCCTGCTTCGCCAATTCCGTTTCGCCAGAGACCTTCGTGTAAAGGTCCATGAACGCCGCCTTCGTTTCGTTGTCGAAGCGAGACAGGCACAGATTGATTGCCAGCATCTTGTTCTTGTTGAAGATGTTGTAGGCCTCGCAGACGTGTACCAGACGACGGGTCGAAATGAGGTCAGACACGGCGCCATCGTTGTAGGAACGACGGATGATATCAGCCCACTTGACCATCAGGTCCACAAACTCCGTGGCACCGGCGTCATTGGCATCCACCAGGTGTCGGAGGATACGGCGCTCGACCGTGGTCGACGGGTATTCCTGCTCCATCGTGATGGCGAAGCGTTCTAGGAACGCCTCATTCAGAACGTTGGTGCCGATAAACTTGCCGTCGTCAGAGCCGCGGCCCTTCGTGTTGGCAGTAGCAATGATCGTGAAGCCCTCGGCAGGAATGATCTGGCGACCAATCTTCTTGAGGAATATCGCCCGACCTTCGAGCACGGGCTGAAGGCACATGATCTTGTTGGATGCCAAGTCGATTTCGTCCAGCAGCAGGACTGCGCCGCGCTCCATGGCAGTCACGACAGGGCCGTTGTGCCACACGGTTTCGCCGTTCACCAGGCGGAAGCCGCCCAGAAGATCATCCTCGTCGGTTTCGATGGTGATGTTGACGCGGATCATTTCACGACCAGCGGTCGCACAGGTCTGCTCGACCATCATCGTCTTGCCGTTGCCGGACAGACCGGTAACGAAGATCGGGTAGAACAGCTTCGACTTCACGACGGCAAGGACGTTATCGAAGTGGCCAAACTTGACGTAGGTCCTGACCCGACCCGGAATCAGGTCACCGAAGGCGACCTTGGCGATGGTCTCATTGTCCACGGCAAGGCGCACGGGCTGGCGACCGACCATGTTCGGAATCTCCGACTCGACTGCCGGAGCAGGGGCGGCCTTCACGGCGCGCTCAGGACGCTTCGGCTCACCCGTCATGCAATCCGGCATACGATAGACGCCACGGGAAACGCGGTAGGCCTGGTCATTCAGGAGCCACCAGGGCTTTTCGATGCCGTGGTTGTCGATCAGCGACACAATCGATTGCCGATCAATCTCTGCGATATTCGGGCCATAGACCTGGCGAACGATCTCCACGAACGCCTTCTGCTTCTGATTGAGTTCCATGATATAAGTCTCTTTCACGATTGTAGATGTGGATTATACTCGATTTCCAGTGGAAAGTCAAGCCGAAATGAGGTCGATAAAGCGAGCCAGGATAACATATGCCGACTTACGCGACTTCATGATCTTGGTAAACTCGTCGGTTTCGGCATTCGTGGCGTCAGTCTGCGCCCCTCCCGTCCGAATTTTTGCATCGGATACCTTCAGCATATTGATTGCCAGCGAGTCAGCGTCGATGAGGTAGTATTCATCATACCCCGCGCTCTTGCACACGGCAAACTTCTTCGCCTTCCAGGACTCCTGGAAAGCATGAAGGTCCGACAGGCAATCGTATTTCGTGCAAATGCTGTGCAGGGCGTTTTCTCGCGTCAGGAAGAACCCGACGGCCTTGGCGCCCGTGGCATCGCGGAGAGCACGGATATGGTTCACCGTCACCCTGTGAGACTGGCCGAGACCCTGATACTGGATGCCCGTCCGGCGATCCTGGAAGATGGCAGTCGTGTGCGAGCGGTAATTGGATCCCTGGCCGCCGTCCTGAGCGTAAGAGCCGCCACCACCGTTGGAATCACCGTCGGTCAGGACGACAAAATTGACGACCTGAACGTTGGTATCCCGCTTGAGGTTCTCGATGATGTACCGAGCCGAAATGAGTGCCTGGTTCAGAGGCGTACCGAACAGTCGGTCGCGCGCAGGAACCCTGTGTGCATTGATCTGGGCATTGGGCTCGCCCGAGCCATACCGAGAGCAATTGAACAGGATCGACAGGGTGAACATATTGGACAGAGCCTGGTTAAACTCCATGGTCGTCATGCGCGAATTGAAATACTCGCGAAGCATGAAGCCGTGGATCATCACGTCATCTTCCTTGCAGACCTTGACCATTTCGGAATTGCCAGACGACATCCGGGAGTTGTCCGCATCGGTAAATCCGAAGACGCGGAACTCAATCTGAGCACGGCGACAGAACATGACCAGAACCATAAGCTGGTGAATGGTCTTGGAAATTTCGCCTATCATCGAGGACGAAAAATCGATCATCATAACAAGGCCGTGGTTCTTGCCGCCGGGCGTCACTGCCAGGCGCTTGAACACATCCTCGTTATACAGGTACGAGTGTAGCTTGTTCGTGTCAATGACACCCGTGCGCGAGGTGCTGGTGCGCGAATACTGATCGGCAGCCTTCTTCTGATCAAACTGGCGCACGAGGTACGAAATGACCGGGTTCTGATCGGCCTTGAATTTCAGGAAGCGAGCACGAATTTCCGCGAGGCCCTCAGACCCAATGGTCTTGAAATTGCGGGCATGTTCGCGCAGAATGGTCTTGTAGTCATCCACGGACTTTTCGACGTCCAGTTTCTTCGGGTAGAAAATGTACTCTGGGATCATGGCGTTCGTGCGGTCGACCAGAGATTGACGCGCAGCCTCAAGCTCCTCGTCGGTCGCCGAGTCGAAGGTGTCGATCTTTTCGACTGCATCGTCATCGGCATCCGCGGAAGCATCTTCCTCGATGTCCAGCGGTTCATCATCGAGGACAGGTTCACCCTCAGGCTTTTCTTCCTCGAAAGCGCCCATGTCCGTGTCGATAGCCGAGATAGGCTCCGAGTCTTCCTGGAGCCGTTCGTCATCGGAATCGTCTTCATCATCTGCCACGGGAGCCACAGGAGACCGGTCACGGAACACAGGCACGTGGACCTTCACTTCAAGTCCCAGACCCAGTTCTTCACCAGGCGCAGGCTGTTCCATGGCCTTCCGCAGCTTATTGTTGCGCGCCTTGATGTACTTCACGAGGTCGATGGAGATTGCTTCGACCTCGCCGAACGTTTCAGCCACGGCGATGCGGGCGACAATCACACGCTCCTTCTTGGTGAAGCGGATGTTGGCGGCTTCAATGTTGCCAAACTTGAAATGGATATTGATCCGGTCGATGAAATTCATCGTATTGTAGGATTGGCCCTTTTTCCCTACGAACATGCCGGAGGCAAAGAGAGCCTTGTATCCCGTGATAAAGGATTGATGCAGACCGGGGTACCGGCGCTTCATAAGCTTTTCGATGCGGGCATCTTCGACCACATTGATAATGTGAGCGGCAGCCTGGCGCTTGATCCCGATGGCGGCCACGGCTGCAATGGCCGCGCCGTAAATCTCAGCTGCCGGCGTTTCGAGGGCGTGACCGACCTCATGGCCTACGAACGTGTCATAGACCTCGGGGATCGTTTCTTTCCAGATGGGGAGATTGAGGATGCGGCGCTTCAAGTCGAAGGACGCCTGCGTGATAACGATATGGCGAACCTGAATGTTTTCCACAGCCATAAGCTTTGCCAGCTTACTCTTTGCGGCAATCATGTTCTTGGCAGCTTTTGCGTTGCCGGCGTTTTCGTTCAGGAAGATTGTCATGCGTTCTCTCAATTTAGAGGAGCATTATACGCTAGAAATGGAAGGAAGACAATTGCAAAAAACGCATAGCAGGTATGCAGTAGGCGCATATCCCGCTATGCGAGAAAGTCATTCCGCTCGGAGGTTATACACTTCGATGGAGTCCAGGCCGCCGAAATAGTTATACCAGGGGGCCCAGTCGGACTTGAACCGCTTGCCGTTTGCCATGGTATAGGCGTATCCCTTTTCGTCGTCGCGCAAATTGACCTTCAAAATCTCGTCCACGGCCTTCTGCGCGTCCTCACGGTTTTCATACAGGTCCAGGTATTCGACACCGTTCCCTTGATCGAGACCGAAGGAGTCGCCGGTCGAATAGATCGCAGCGACCAGGTAATAGTCGCGACCCTTCACGACCTCGAACGAGGTCTTCAGGTCAAAATAGTCACCTTCCGAGACAAGGACCAGATGGTCGAAGTCATGCGAAGTGGCGTAGGAATCGCGCGACCATTCATCATCCTCGCGCTCGCCGCCGAGGCTGGTTGAGCTGGAATAGTCGATAACCTGAATGCGTGACATTTCAAAAATCCAATTGTGCGTTAAACCAACCCTGGGCCCATGCCTCGTACATGCGAGACTTTTGCGGATAGGGGTTGCCAGAGAAATCGACCCCGTTCAGGTGTTCTCAAGAAAAAATTAAGCCTAAGGCTTGTAAAAGATAAACACAGGTTCGTACTTCAAAAATATGCCGTTGACCTTACAAAAATTCTTTGACTTGGGAAGCCCGGTATCCGGGTCGACTCGATTCCCACCAGGCATCTGCGCCAGCGCCATCTTCAAGGTCATGACATATTCCATGCCAAGCTCTTTCAGAATATCCATCGAGTCCTGCTCCAACGGAAGCATGTCAGGACCAAACTTCGCGTCGGCGATGTTCCATGCGAGGTATCGATCCTTCCGCAGATATTCAACGGCCGTCGTCAGAGTGGGGCGCAGGAAGCCTTCGCGCCATTCTTCATACTGTCCGAATTTCTTGTAGGACTGTGAAGGGTCCTCAGAGTATGCCTCTTTGGCAAAGTATGGCGGACTCGTGAAGACGAAATCTAGTCGATTTTTATACCGACGAAAACGAGGGTCTTCCGCAATACACTCAGAACCCGACTGGAATATCTCGTAAGTGTGTTGCTTGGGGAAGAGGCTGCTTGAACGGTAGGTTCGCTCGTTAAAAAAGTCAGCAAGGTCATGATACTTTGTACGGCCAGCATCAATGCTATGATCACTGTTAGGATCAGTACCAATATAGTGGATACTGCGATTGTCGTCAACAGCCATAGCACCCAAGATACGGCCACCCCAACCAGCCGAAGGATCATAAAGGTTGATAACGTCTTGGTCTTTAATATGGTCGGTAAATCGTTCATAGATGTATCTCGCTGTGAGAGGAGGGAAGTTGACTGCGTACTGACAAAACGACACACGGAATGCCTTGAGCCCAACAGGGAACACCTTCTGCTTCAATGCATAGACACGAATCTGGTAATTCTCTGATCGATTCCAATCGATGTTCGACCGGCACCGTTCAGGGATCATATCCCAGATGCCTTCGATCTGTTGGCGAGAGATAGCCAAGTTCACTCGCACGCGGAGCTTTTCGTCATACCCCGTGTATTCTTTGTCGGCATCACGCGGTGCGAGCCAATAGTCATACTGATTATATCCGCGATAGCGATTCTCGAATTTCATGATCCATTCGATGGCATTCTTGGACACAGGCCAATTCATGTGATTTTCCAGATCACCGACCTTGACTGGATTAGAATAGTGATAGAATGAGTCGCGCTTGAAATGGCGCGATGCATAGGTCACGAAAGAGTCCAGGAGCTCGTCATTGGCGAACCAATCGTAGATCGAGCGGCCATCGTCATTCTTGGAGTAGTTAATGCGCGTCTTCATCATCGTGGGGAACCACTGATTCGCTGCATTACCTAGGATCGTTGTATTGCGAATGACGTCCTTCTCGCCAGTCAATTCGTTCTCGACTAGGAACTCATGAACCGGATAGCCGATCATATCGTTGAATTGCTCAATGATTTGGTTCTCGTTGAACCCGACGCGCGGAGGCAGCCCCTTGGTATCCCACAGATACACGACCGTCTTCCGTAGGTCGATGACCCATGTGCGAAACTCATCCTTGGACATGCTGAGAATTTCCTCGAAGGTCTTGTTGACCGAGGATTTCAGCAATTCATCATTGCGTTCATAGAACCATTTTTTGGTCATCGATATTCGGCCTTTATGCCTGTCATCTTCATTACGGGGACTTGCGCTTCACGGCAAATCTTGATCATGTTTTCGGTGCCTTTGTTCCCAGGGAATGCAATGCAGCCGTCAAGTCCTGAGTCAAGCATCCGCTTGTTTCTGATATGTCCTGCGTAGTTGCCGTACTTGGTCCATTCCCACTTTTCGATGGGGAAAGGATCATACTCTACCCCGCGAGCTATTGCCCATTCTTTTCCAAGTGTATCAGCACCTCGCGCTTCACCCTGGACAATGATCAGGTCTTTCTCGCTTTCAAAGTGTGTTAGCATCTTATCCAGATGCCGATACACCCAATCGCGGTCGTTAAACTCGCGGCCGCCACAGACGCAGATACGTTTTCTGTTGGCAATAGTATATAGGATTTCTCCATGGCACGCTTTCGGAGCACAGAAGCATCCTAGGACTTTTCCGCGAAGCTCTAGTCGCGCGTCACGTCGAAGGTCTGCCTGCTCTGGTGCATTGATCCATTCGACGTATGCGGCAATGACTTCCTCACGGGTTCCATGCTCACCGATCTTGAATGGGTTGCCCCATTTACTCCCACGACCAATGTATACGTCATGGGGATCCTTCTTGCAATGAACTACGCTCAGGCTACATTCCACAGGAGAGCACCAGGCTTCGCGTATTGGCGAACGAACGGCCAGATTTTGGCGTCGTAATACTTCTCGGAAGGATAAGGCGGTGCATCTTCTGGCTTTACCGGTGCGTCAAATTTATAGGGCGACACATAGACCTTCTCCGCTCGACCAATCTCGCGGTCATTCATCTTGTGTCCAGTTTGAACCATTATAACAGGTTTCTCAGGAAATGCAAGCTGTAATCCACGTGAAAGCGTACCAGATGATCCGATTGTCCAAATTTCAGGGAAGACCTCAGGGAACTCAATTGAACGGGCAACCTTGATGATTGACCCGAGTACGGTAGGATGCTCTAATCCGAGTGGCAGGATGATTCGATTCTTGGTATCTTCGGCAGCATACTTCTTGGCACGCGAGAGCGTGACGGTAAGCATACCCATATTGACCCAGTGGATCGTGCCGCCTAGCTCAAGGACTCTTTGCTGGTGCCAAGTTGGTTCGCTGCGCGCCGCCATGAAGAAGGTTGCTTTCTTACCATTTCGGCGGCAGACTTCTGTGAGCGCGATAGGACCCCAACCGATCTTGTTGGCACCACCAAAGACAAATTCATTTTCGGGTGTGTGCTTCACCAGATAGTCGATAAAGCGAACCTTTGATCCAAAGCCGAGAAGGTCGTCCCGAACGACCCAGAATCCATCGTGCTTAGTCAGCACGGGCGCTGGATTCGGATCAGTCCATCCTTCAACGGTCTTTAGCAATTCCTCTGGTGATCCAGTCATCTTCTTCATACCCCATTAATACGGCGAGCATCTTGGCACGTTTGCTCGGACCAACACATCCGGTCTGCATGAACATGGAACGCTTGCCGTTTTCGTAAAACACATCTTCGTAGTTTGGAAACTGCTCGGCCGTCAGGTCGACAATGAATCCGTCTGGGTACACCAAGAACCTATGAGTTCCGGGATCGCCTGGGACCTTCATCGCCATTGGGATCGTACCCTTGGGCGCGACGTACCAATAGGCCATTTCAGAAACGACGTAGCAATAGCAATAGGTCGGATTGTCTTCCGACCAGGCATCGCGCATTTCCTTAGTCTTGAGATGTTTTCGCCCCATCTGTCGAAGGGCTGCATATAGTCTGGCTTTGTTGATGCCAGACTTAGTAAACATCGCTTCGCTTATCTCTGACCGCACTCGCAAGGAGCATCTCCGCTAATTTCTGGGTATTCACAACGTCAACGACCAGATGCACGCGAACAGTATCACCGCCATTCACGACCATATGAGGCTTGCGTGTATCCAGCATCCAACACTCACCAACCTTCATATGGACGTCATGACGAACGCCGTCATAGTTCCATGAGGAAAACTTCACCTTGTCGTTGGTGATCAGGGGGAAGTGTAGACGGATAAGTCCGTCGAGCGTATTGTATGAGTCAGGATCGACCTGATCGGTATGACGAGAAAGCTCACCTTCATTCGGCTCAAGAGACATGAAGCGCACGCGATGCACGTCGCCATCGGCAAACTCGAAAAAGTCCCAGACTTCAGGGAGCGCCGTGGCGATCAGAGTATCCTGGAGATAGAAGTTGTCCTTGGCGTGCTTCTCTTTCCATTCCTTGCTCATCTCGATAGGCTTCGCAATGAAGTTTGGGTCGGGCGAGTACCCCCGGAGTGACAACGCGCGCCACGACTTGGCCTTGTTGTAGTTTGAGTAGTGGTTCTCAAACATCTTGAGCAGGTCGGCATTGATCAGTTTCTTGGTGACCTGGTCAATGAGCTTCTGGTCGACACCATCAAGGAGCTTGATGATATTGACCTTTTCGAGCGGGTTCACATCTGGGTGCACGGTTTCGGCAAAAAGCTTTGTCCGTGCAGATTGGCGATAGTAGATAGAATAGACTTCACCGAAGGTCGTGATCTTTCCTGAGATATAATCGAATCCAAGGTCGGTCGCAAAAGCATCTGCCTGACCATCTTCGGCCCAGGTATAGAGCCAGCAATTTGAATCGAGATAGATGCCAGCAGCAAGCTCCTCTGCTACCAGCTCCGAAGAATAGTTATTGATCTTGGTGATCGTGATATCGCCAGGAACCTTGATGCCAATGAGAGTGTCGCCGTGCATGACGATATTCGACTTGACCTTGGCGACCTCAGCAACAAACGCGCCGTCGTCAAAGACCATAAGGGTGTCCTTATGCCATGCTTCGGCGATGTTGTTTTTCTTGAATTTGACAAACGGAGACAGAGTGAACGAATTGTATCGCTCCCACTGTTTCTCCATATCCTTCAGGAAAGACAATTCAAGGCCGTGCTGCCACGGCTTCATGTCTGGTCGATCCATTATCTATTTCCTTTGCGGCTCAATCTCTGAATTGTCTTACGGCGTCTATCTCGCGCCATCGCGAGAGTGGTGCGGCCGACTCTCAGGTCCATCGTGATGCCGTCCATGTGGTCACATTCATGTAGAATGACGCGCGCCGTAAGACCATGAAAGGTGTCTTCCTTGTGTTCCCCATTCACATGCTGATATGCCAGGCGAACCATCGTGGGGCGCTTGACCTTCATGAACAGATAGGGGAACGACAGGCAACCTTCTTCGCCAAGCTCTGTGACGGACGAAGTCTCAAGGACCTTCGGGTTGAAGAATACCTGTTTGTTGGTCGCGTCGAAGCCGGCGACAAAGACGCGGAGCGACAGGCCACACTGATTCGCCGAGAGTCCAAGTCCCTTGTTGCGGAACATTGTCTCGAATAGCGAGTTTGCCAGATAGACTGGATTGACGGGGGGATTGGCGAAGTCGAAGTGTTCTGTGGGGCGCTGAAGGACATAATCCTTCTCGACGGCGAGTGGGTAGATTTCAAATTCACGGATACCGACGCCTGTGTCGATAACCAATTTTTTGTTTTCAATAGCCATATTTCACCTTATCTCATGCTGCAATGCGGGAGAAGTTGTTTACCTTTTCAAAGCGGATCATCGAGCGGAACTTGTCATACAGGATATCCTCGCGATGCGAAATAACGAACAGGTTTGTCTCCGGTCCAAGCGCCTGTAGAATTTTCAGAAGCTCGTCGGTCGCATTCGAGTCCAAGGACGAATCAAACACCTCATCGAGGATCAGTAGATTTGTGGATACCGAGTTCTTCATCTTGGCAATCGCTCGCCATGTGAACAGCAGCGCCAGGTCGATTTTCTGCTTCTCGCCCTCGGAGAAATTCGCATAGGCAAATTCATCACGGAAGCGAGACTTGATGGACTCATTGAAATTCTCGTCAAGGTTGAAGTTGACAAAGAAGTCCATGGTAGCCAGATACTTGTTGACCAGCTTATTCATGACCGGCAGATAGGTCTTGATGATCTTGGTCTTGATTCCTGAGTCTTTCAGGAGCATCGACGCTATTTCGTAATAGTGCTGCGTTTCGATGTTCTTGTTTTGAGCCTGCTCGTAGGAATCGATTTGGTTCCTGAACTTTTTGATGTTCTGTTCTTCGGAGACACCAAGTCCAGATTTAGTCGCCATTTGGTTGTTTTCATTCTGGAGCCGTGTGATGTACTTATTGATTTCGGTGATGCGTGTGGACTTCACAACGATATCGGTCTGTTTGACTGAGATTTCCTGGAGCACACCGCGGATCGCGGCGATCTTGTCGTTCAGGACTGCCATCTTGTCTGCCAGATCAAATAGACCTGTAGAGAGTTCTTCGACCTTCTTCTCGTTGGTATCGATGTGCGTGTGCTTTACGGGGTCGGTGATTTCCTGGTGGCATTTGGGGCAGATATTGTTGCCCTTGAAGAAATCAATCTCGCGCCGCAGGTCATCGATGTTCATTTCTATCTGTGTCTGATAGGACGAGAGCTTCGCGCTCTTGCTCGTATACTTTGAAATCTCAGGAGTGGATTCCTCAGTCTCCAAAATGGACTGTTGGATAGCGGCAATATCTGCATGGAGCGCGGCGATGGCAGCCTGGTTCTTCTCAATCTCTATGGTATTCGATTCGATCTTGATCTTCTGGGTGTTCTGAATTTCCTTCAGGAGCTTCTCGGCTGATGCGACATGCACATTCAGCAATGTAATTTCGCTGCGAACCTGGGAGATAGTCTCCTTGATATCCTGCTGTTTCAGTTTGAGCACGATATTCATTGACGAGAAAATCTCGATATCTAGAAGGACCTCGATGATCGCACGTCTATCGGCGGCCGTCAATTGCATGAACGGCGTGAAGGATGCCGAACCCAGGATGACGATCTGCGTGAAGGACTTGTAATTCATCTTGAGGATATTCTTCTCAAGATGATCTTGGTAGTCCTTCAGCTTTGAATCCTGGTTGATCAGGACGCCATCACAGTAAATCTCAAAGATATTCGGCTTGATTCCACGGATGATCTTGTAGCGTTTATTGCCCGCGTCAAACTCGATATTCACAAGGCAATCCTTGTTATTGATCGAATTGATTAGCTGAGGCTTATTGATCTTCCGAAAGGGCTTGCCGAACAGCACAAAGGTCAGAGCGTCGAGCAGGGTAGACTTGCCACCACCATTCTTGCCCACGATCAATGTGGTAGACGAACGATCAAGAAGGATTTTCGTCCATGCGTTTCCCGTGGACAGAAAATTCTTCCATTCTACATACCTGAAAAGTAACATACTTTACGCTTCAATGTTCTGGGCTTCGACGTAAATCTCGCGAAGGATTGCCTTCATCTTATCCGGATCGGCAGTCAAAGAGAGACCATCCACATACTTATTCAGTATGGTAAGGGTGTCTTCAGCTTGATCCATTGTATCATCTTCGCTCAGGTCTGTCAAGCTCAAAGTGTCTTCGATTACCGAAATGTCGATGGGCTCTGCCTTGATCAGATCATTGATATAGGTGTCGAATAGGTACGGGTTGGTTTTGTTCACCACGAGCACCTTGACATAGGTGCCATGGTATTCAGAGAAGTCCATCGCCTTCAGCTTCTCGAAATCGAGGTCTTCCTTGTCATCGTATACCAGCTTGTAGAACAATCGGTATGGGTTGGGAACGAACGTAAGCTCTCTGGTATCCGTATCGAAGATGTGGAACCCGCGCTGATCATTATAGTCAGCCCAGGTCATTTCGTACTGATTGCCGAGATAGAAGATCGTACCATCGGAAGACTTGTGATGGAAGTGTCCGGACATGACGATATCGAAGCGATCAAACAGCGACCGATTGAAACCCTCATGACAGATGTTGCCACGATCCATCTCAAATCCAGCAATCTCAAGATGACCCATGACGACCTGAGCTTTGGTGCTCTTGATCATAGCCATTGATGCGGCATAGTTCTCAGGGGAAATCCAGGGCAGGAATAGGATGTCGAGTCCATCGAAGTTTACGGTTTTCGGGTTCGTGTAGATGAAAGGCTCATTCTTTCCATCATATGTCGTGCAGAGGTTCTCGATGGCATTCACCTTGTTCGTATTCTTGTAGAACACGTCATGGTTGCCCAGCAGGATATGAGTGTCGATTCCTTCATCCCAGAATCGATTCATGAAGCGGAGCCTGAAGTCCTGTGCGATACGATAGTTGACGAATTTGCGGCGATCAACCACGTCCCCTAGGTGAACAACGGTCTTGATGTTGTTTGCCTTGAGATAGGGGAAGAAGATGTTGTCCCAGAATTTGAAGAAGTAGTCATTCACATTCAGGTTGTCGCCGCGGGCGCCGAAAGTGGGTGTCGTTTATAATGGCAATTTTCATGTCAGCAACGATGCTCCTTATTTTGTAAGTTGTTCCACATAAACGATGTGCTTATGTTTTTTGACTTTTCCTGTAGCAACATTTCTCATGTTGCGTGCCTGTAATTTATGTTCTCTACAAAAGTCAGACATATAATCAGTATAATACACAACCCCTTGATTGTCAATGATTTTGATCGACCTTTCGTGCACCGGCAGCCTTGGCATACTCGGCATCATATTTGGTGATTGCTTCATCAAGCGTCCGGCGATAGTCTACCAGACGGGCCCGGTAGACTTGGCGCGACCATACGTCTGCCTTGGTATTCAGCACGTCGCGAATGAGCACCTCGATTAGAGGTGGCATGATCAGTTGTTCTTTACTCATTGGGGTAAAAGCTTTCCAGTCCTTTTTTGCTGCGTTCCAGCTTCTTCAGCTTCTTCTTTTTCTTCTGCTTCTGTTTCTTCTCGAAGGAGCTTGTGTATTCTGCTATATTAGCATAAATCTCGACAGGTTTCAAGTCAGAAAGTGATTGATCGTCGGAATAAGCGTCAGATTCAAAGAGCATGTGGTTCTGGAGCATTTTGTACTTGACATACTGAGCCTTTCCCTCTTTGCCGATGCGGCGAAGAAAGGCATTCCAGACTACCATGGTGAAGTAGGCAAAGGGGTTGTTCGTTTTGTCTGGATTGAACGATTCAAAGTACATGACACAGTTTTCGATGGCATCGCCGATCATTTCTTCACGGTATGTGTAATGGATGAAGTTCGGCTTGTAGGCCAGGTGCTCGGCAATCTTGATGAAGCATTCGCCAATGTAATTGGGGATTGGCGGCTTGTTCTTGCCCGCTTCCTTAGCGGCTACAGATCGTGCCTTGTGCGCGACAATCTCCGCGTAGAATTTATTGTTGTCGATGTAATGTTTGCTCATTTTGTGCTTGACTTTCACTTGACAGGGTGCTATTATTCGTGTGTCCTGAATGATGATGATGCATTAACCAATTAGTGTAATGTTCTCTTGGTATTCTTCAATATCTCCAATAGGTCTTCACCAATCTCTGATTCCATATCCTGAGATTCCCTCTCTGGAGCTTCCTTGATGGACTGCTCTGACGCCCTGATCTTCTTCAGGAACAATCGGTAGATATTGATCAGCTTTTCAGATGGCTCAGCAGACAGCATGATCATCGCCTTGGAGATATCCAAGTTCTTGTCTGCGATCATCGTCGCAGGAATCCACTCTGCAATCCACATAACAGTAGCTCCCATCGAATCGTTATCCGTATGGATAACGATGGGATAGGTGATCGTCAAATGAGTGTCGTGCTCTTCCAGGAGTTGAGCCACAACGTTCTCCCCTGAGAGAAGACGGAGCAGGGTGACATCCATCGGGGCATCTTCATTCTCTTCCATATGATTTCTCACAGTTCGATGTTGTAGAGCTTATAGGGGAATTTCTCGTCATTGTAGATGGCAACGCGCTCTACAAAGTGCCGAAGGACGTAGTTCTCGTATTTCTTGTATCGAAGATCGTCTACTAGGTCGTAGAGGATCGCTTCTTCTTTGTTTTCACCAATGCGAAGACCGCGACCAATGGACTGCAAAGTACGAATACGAGACTTAGAAGGAGAAGAAAAAATGATATTGTGTAGATTACGGATGTTAATGCCAGTGCTAAAAGTGCCGTCTGAAGCCACAATGATAGCGTTCGTTTCGTTCTCAGTAATCGCACGTACAGCCTCGCGGACCTCGACATCCGTATCTCCATAGATTAGGAAGCATTTCCGTCCGACCCGCGCGCATTCTTGTTCCAGGTTCTGAAAGAGCACTTTGCCGTGCTTGTCTACGAAATGGAACAGAAGGAGTGTGTTGCCTCTGAGAGACAACGATAGGTTGACCACGAAATTGATTCTTGGTTGATAGCGTACTATGTAATCGATTTCTTCTTGGTAGGTATACTCCTTGACCTCTTTGCAGACTTCCGCGGGGTACTTGAGAACAAGCGCCTTGATTTTGAAGGCAGCAAGCTGCTTACGCTCGATAAGCTCGGCCGTCGAAATAACCTTCTTGACCGGGCCAAAGACTCCTTCGAGTACGAGCTTGTGGGTTTTGGTTCCATCGATTGTTCCAGTCATGCCGATGCGGTAGCCACAGGTCTCCAGGTTCGTCATGATCGTGACCAGAGACTTCGCCTTGAACAGGTGAGCCTCGTCGCCGATCACAAAGTCGAAATCCTTGAAGTATGACTTGGGGAGTTTGTAGAGGGATTGCCACGTCGAAATGGTGACGGTCTTTTCGGTGTCCTTGTCATGACCCGCATAGATGCGATGCACGTTTTCTTCCGTGCTCCATCCATTGTGACTCGAATAGTCCTCAAAATCCTTGTATAGCTGCTCGACCAGCGAGGTCGTGGGAACGAGAATGAGTCCCCGCAGACCCTTGGATAGCAGATATCGCACGATGAGGTAAGCAATGACTGATTTGCCGGATGCCGTAGGGGAGAGAAGAAGCTGCCGCTTATTGCGGATCGACTTGGCGAACCCAATGGTCTGATAGTCGCGCACGTCGAGTTTCTTGCCGCGCGAATGGATATTCAGCGAGTAGGCAAACTCATGAGCTTCCTGAATGGAGAAGTTGGTCTTCAGAAGGGATTCATCGTCATACTCAATATCATACCCGCGCTCCTGTGCGAACGTGCCGATGTAATCGAGCAAGCCATGGTAAATCTGTCGGGTCTGGCGATTGAAAAGTCGAATCTTTCCGTCCCACAATTTGTTGCGGTACGCGGGCGTAAATTTGTATCCCGGGACGAAGAAGGTGAAATACTCTGATAACTCGTAAGCTACGCTTTGTTCACAATCAATTTTGAGAAATACTTCATTGTGCTTTCTTACGATCACTTTGTCATTCAAATCATACCTCTGTTGTTAATACCGTTCGGCCCAAAGCTCATCGACAATCCGACGCACCGTTTCAGGATTCGCCATCCCTCTACAATGTTTCTTGATGCACATCGTCAATTGATACTTTGTAAAGAATTTGTGTGGGTCGGGGTCTTGAAGCGCATTGCCCACGGCGATATACAGGCTTTCGATAGGCCGTACAAGATGTGGGAATTTCTCCGCTGGGACGTCAAAATCAGCCGCCATTGATGAACCTCTGCCAGTCAATGTCAGCCTTCACGGTGAAATGCATGTTCTTGATCTGGGATAGGATCGAAACGCACGATTCGGCGATTTCGTCCATCTCGGCCTTCTCAAGCAGAACGTCTACCAGATCAGGATCAGTAGAAAGCTTCTGGTCGACGCCGGAGTTAGTTAGCTTGAATGCAAACGGAGGCCAGCCTAGTGCGGCCAACTGTTCCTGGTCGAGGTGACCCTTATAGTAGTCACCCTTGGTGTTCCGAAGCTTCGCATAGCGACCCTCAATCTCACGCCGTGCGCGATTGTTGAGAGCCATGATCTTCAGGTACTTGGCGTGCAAGAGAGCGAGGCGAAGCCCCTCTGAGCCAAGTTTCGTTTCATCGATAACTGCATCCCTCGCCCATTCTGAGAGAAGGTCGTCAAGCTTTGCCATTTTGCTTTTTCTCGTGTGCTGCTATATTCCATGCGGTTGCATCGACCTGGGCTTCATCGAATGTGCGGTATACGGCAAAGATATCATCCTTACCGACTGTACCGACGCAGAATTTGAAGACGGTTGTCCGATGCATTTCGCGCACCTCATAGAGGAGCGGAATCTTTGGTTTCTTGGCCATGATCACAATTCCTCATTGAATGAAGACACAGTATATCAGTTACCGCGGTACTTGTCAAGAGAATTATGGGGCCGTTCGGTCGATTTCGTAGGATTCAAAGCGGAAGGTCGCGTCTGCTACCATCGTGTTCTCGGCTGAGTCGGAGGTCATCATCTGGATTGATCCGACGGACAGAGGAAAGCAATTGAGGAAGCGTAGACGAATGTTTGAGGCATTGTCGTTGGAGAGAATAGAGAGGGTCGCGTCAGAGGTTGACTTACCGAAATCTGCTGATTCCTTGAGCATCTTGCGGTATTCCTGGAACCCACCAGGGAAGGTTAGGCCACGAATCCAGTCATGGAGTTCAAACCAGCCGCGCATATCTGAGTCAACAATGAAGTTGAGGTTCAGCGTGTCATAGACGATCTTGTCGCCAGGAAGGTACATATCGACAAAAGGAGTATGGCGAACATACTCGCCAGTAGATACACCAGGAATGTTCACAGACTGTAGGAAGTATGTTACCGTTGGGATTCTACGGAAGGTCAATCGGAACTTCGTAGGCTGTAGGGTGCTCAATTCATTGGGGCGTGGACGGTTCGTTGGCATAGTAGTCTCCTCTGAGACTATTTATGAAATAAGTTTACAGCTCCATCCTTTATGATGATTCAACTTACCATTACTTACCCTCAACATGACATCATATGTTAGCCCATTATCTCCGCAAAATTTTCTTAGATTTACAATCTTGATTTTCGCGTCATTAGGATCGGTGACCCAATAAGACTTGAATTTCCAATGCATCACAGGTTTACCATGTATACCTTTGATATATTTTTCCTGTTCCTTTTCGGTCATCTTGGCCAATCGGCCTGTGACCGCGGCACACCGCCAACCTTTATGATTATCTACATTACCTCTGGACACGTAGATCATTGGTGTGAAAGACAGACCATGTTCTTTACATAATTTCGTTAGATTTATGATCTTGGTCGAAACACCATTGGGGTCGGTGACCCAATAAGACTTGGACCTGCCAAATTTTATAGTTTTACCATGTTTACCTTTGATATATTTTTTCTGTTCCTTTTCGGTCATCTTGGCCAATCGGCCTGTGACCGCGGCACACCGCCAACCTTTATGATTAGTAATGATTCTATTGGACACGTTAAACATGGTTTTGGTGTCGAGACCATGTTCTCTACAGAATTTCGTTAGATTTATGATCTTGGTCGAAACACCATTGGGGTCGGTGACCCAATAAGATTTCTTCGACCCCGCGACAGACAATTTATTTCGTGTTTCTTCTGAATAAACTCTGCCATAGTTTTGATTATACCCATTAGGGGAAAGTGTGTCGAGACTCTCAATATAGAAATTTTCGCGCTTGGTTAGATGTTTGTCATGAATATTTTCTTCTAGGATCCTGTAGGAAAATGCTTCGATTCCATATTCCCTGAGAGCGCAATGAAATGGGTTTTGAGATCCATTCCTTGCGAGACGAATGTGTTGTTGCTTTCTTATTTTAGGTTGTATGCTCCTACCGATGTATTTCTTGCCGGTGAGCTTGTTTCTCCAAAGGTAGATGATGCCAGTGGTAGTCATTATGAAATATTGCCACAATTTTCATTGATAAAGAGTCAAGTATAACACCTACCGCTGGTATTGTCAAGCATTATGAGACCAGAACGCAACGGTAACCTTTGTGCTGCTTCAGTCGTCCCTTGGATACGGCGACCATATTACCTTGATCTAATCCGCGCTCTTTGCAGAATTTGCTTAGGTTGGTGATTTCAAAGGTGACGTTGTTTGGGTCGGTGATTTCCCATTGCTTTTGATTGGCTTCAGTCGCCCGCTTTTTTTGCCGATCTGTTTGTGGTCTACCAGTAGCAATTTTTGTGAGATGCGCGACTCTTTCTAATCTTTTTTCAGGAGTCATATCTGCCCATTGTCGTTTCTTGGTTTGGCTCATTTTGTCAATCGCCTCAACGGATAGACTGTTGGCGTATTGCTGATTATATCCGTTGGGCCAAATGGCGTTGAATTTGTCAATATAGAAATTTTCACGATTGTTTAGTTGATCGCGTGGAACATTTTCTTCTAGGACTTCATAGGCGAAAGCTTCTGTTCCATTTTTTCTCAATGAACGATGGAAATAGTAGTCTGATCCGGCAACCATTGCCTCATGAATATGGTTGCGCTTTCTTTGTTCAGGGTTAATAGTTTGACCAATGTAGTGTTTACCAGTGAGAACATTGGTCCAGCGGTAAATGATTCCAGTTTCAGTCATGATACATACGATTCCTTCATATTGCAAGTATATGTATATATAGTCGAAAAAAGAGGGGAACTTTTTAGGGTTCCCCTCAATTGGTAGTCTTTTTCTTCTTATGTGCTTTTAATGTCACACTCTGTAGCTACATGAGCTACATAAGATCACATCAAATTCTTCACACGGAAGATGCGGTAGTAGATGTTCGCAGCGTTCGCGTTCACGTTACGGTCGGCGACCACACCGTCACCAGCGGTGGTTGCGAATGGGTTCGCGACCATGCC